CCCAACTACGCGGTCGCAGAAATCATAGGCCGGGGTTCACATCCTAGGATTGACGGCGGGGACTGGTAAATCATTGGAGCTATCAGATATGACAGCAGGAGACTGGAAACGCATCTTACGAAAGCGACAGGGCTACGAGGACAACTCCACTTGGGTTGCTGTGTGGGTAGATGACATCCAGGAGATATGGAATGATGGGTTTGAGGCGGGTAAACAAGCAGCAATCAGCGAAAGCACAAACCAAAATGAAAACACCAAAACTGAAAATAGTCGTGTATCGAGACAAGCGTAGAGAGTTCCGCTGGCGTATGAAACGGCGTGGCCGAATAGTAGCTGAATCGGGAGAAGGTTACAAGCGGGTGCGGAGCTGCACTACGACTCTCGAAAATATCATCAAAAGCCTGAATAACTGCGCCTATGAATGGGTCCAGTCGGGAGAACCTTGGCCGAAGTAAACACATTTCCGATGGAATAGAGTGGCGGGAGAACCGACGACATGCGTAGTTGTATTCGCATTCATTGAACACCATCGGGATTAACCTTATGCCTGACTCACTAGAACAATACTTCAGCGACCGACTGCTTGCGCCGGTGCGTGAGTGGCAGAAGGAGTCCGATACGAACAAGGCGTTCTATTTGGGTGAGAAAACTTTCGAGTATGTTAAAACCATGACGGGCGATGAACCCATTCGATGCTGGTTTTGTGACGAACGAACTGATTATTGTCAGTGTGAAGATGGGCTATGACTGTTACCCGCCGCTACAATTTAGTCTGGGAGGACATGGACGATCTACAGATCGAAATGAGCTGCGTGCGCAAGGGCGGCAAGTGGAAGATGGCGGATGGGAAGGAGTATGGCAACGGTCTATTTGAGCACTTTCGCCGTATGCAAAACCTCCTGTGGCCCGACGAGGATGACCACCGATGGAGTAACTTGATGCTCTCCACGATTCTAACCAATCGGATTACCGTGGTGGCAGGCGCGAAGGACAGTGGCAAGACTCACACAATGTCCAAGTTCGCGCTGACTGATTATTTCTGTTTTCCGCAAGAGACTTTAACCATGATGTCATCCACTGACATTAGAGGACTTGAATTGCGGGTATGGGGAGATGTCAAGGACTTATTCGACAGAGCTAGAGAACGCTTCCCTTATCTTCCCGGCAACGTAGTGGACGCCAAGCACGGTATTTTCACCGACGCTCTTGATGACACGGGCGACGTGCGAGATATGCGGAAGGGAATTCTGTGCATCCCGTGCATTGGAAGCTCTGGTGAATTTGTGGGCATATCGAAGTTCGTTGGGGTAAAGCAAAAGCGCAGACGCTTATTGGGTGATGAAGTACAATTTATGCAGCAATCCTACTTGGATAGCATGGCTAATCTTGATAAGGGACAATTCCTTGGGTGCTTTGTTGGCAACCCGATAGGCAACGGCGATCCCCTTGATAAACTGAGTGAGCCGATGATCGGTTGGGATGCTCTCGGGGAAGTCACCAAGACGATGACTTGGAAAAACAAGTTCGGTGGCACCACGATTAATTTCGTTGGCGTGGATTCCCCGAACTTTGATCAAGACAAGCCCAAGAGCTATCCCTACCTAATTGACAAAACAGACGTGGAGCGCATTGGCGAACGCTACGGCAAAGATTCTGCACTATTTTGGAGTCAGATCATGGGAGTGCGCAAGGCTGGTATCAATGCTCACCGTGTTCTTACGATGGATATGTGCAGGAAGTATGGAGCATTTGATTCCTGCGTGTGGAGTGGTTCAGATACCGTGAAGGTGTTCGGGATAGACGCGGGCTATGGTGGTGATTTGTGCGTTGGAATTTGCGGCGAGTTTGGAGCCGATATTACTGGAGGAACGGTTATCAAGTTCCATGAACCCGTGGTAATTCCCGTGCGCCTCAGTGCGCCTGAGATTGTCGAGGATCAGATTGCCACTTTTGCTAAAGGTGAATGCCTGCGAATGGGAATTCCCGATGAGCACGTTTATATCGAGGCGGGTATGCGTGCGACTCTTGCTGTGTCATTTAGCCGTATCATGTCTCCAAGAATCAACGCTGTGAACTTCGGCGGGGCGGCAACTGAAAGGCCTGTCAGCAACGACTTGTTTATCTTCGATGAACGCACCGGACAACGGAGGCACAAGAAAGCCAATGAGCATTACAGCAAATACGTGACGCAGCTTTGGTTTTCAGTTCGTGCAGCGGTAGAGTCAAAACAAGTTCGTGATTTACCAAAGAAAGTAGCGGAAGAATTTTGCATGAGGGAGTGGTACATGGTGCACGGAGACAGATATGAACTGGAAACCAAAATTGAATGCAAAGAACGGATCGGTGTGTCTCCAAACTACGCCGATGCGTGCGCGGTATGCTTGGAAGGCGCATTGCGATTAGGGTTTCAGATCGAGCGGCTGAAAGTCGAGACACCAGATCAGATGAGCGACAATTCATGGCTTGACAAAGCTTTAAAAGAAGAACGAGATAAGCGCAGTAAGTATCAGTTAACCTACAATCATTAAAATGGATCGACACACATTTCCAAATGGAGGATGGCAATTCAGACAAGCTGCCACCGGATGGTCTAATCCGATGCCGATGGCTCTTACCTTCGACGCAACGGTGGAAGCCATAATAAAGCACCGCCTCAAGAACCCTGCTATCACCAAACAGCACAAACTCTCAACCTCCTTCGACGAGGTTGCTGTAGAACTCGAAAAGTTCACCATGCGAAGATTGGGAATGGTAGAAAGCCCAAAAATTTCGCCTCTGCGGGGAGTAATGCGCCGCGCAGGGGCCGTTGTTGCGGGCATTAACCGATTAGGAGTTGGAGCACAGAATCTATTGGCTTGGTCGGAGAATGGAAAAGTAGTCCCCCGAGAAGTAGCCGACGCTCGCGCACTAATCTGCACGGCAGGTGCTCCAGGTAACACCCGTTGCCCCATGAACGGAACGGGCGATTGGAAAACCTTGTTTACGGAGCCAGCAGCGGAACTGATCAAGAACCAGTTGGCCGCCAAGAACTCGATGCAGTTGCAAACCAAGTATGACGCCAACTTGGGAGTCTGCGAAGCGTGCGCGTGTCCGTTGCAGTTGAAGGTTTGGGCACCGCTTGAATACGCGCTTCGCAAGATGAGCAAGGAAACGAAAGAGAAGCTGCCTGAGTGGTGCTGGATGAAAACGGGGGGTGGGAAGTGAGATTCTGTTATGCGATTGTTACATGCCTATCAAATCACGGGATACAAACACCTGAACAAGCGCGAAGCAAAATACTATCTGGAAAGCTTTTCCCAAATTCCCATCGAATGTTTGGGCCTAAAAGTTTCAAAGAATTATGCAAAGCGTTGGGGATAGATAAATCTGGTGCAAACGGCTAAACAAACATGTTGGATGCTCGACGACTCCGTATTACCCGAGATGCGCCCACATATCCCCGTGACGTTGATAGCGATTGACACAGGGCCAAAGGCGAAGTTGACCGAACATGCGATTATCGAATGCGAGAAAGTGGCGACGTATGATGCAATTAAATTCCTTACCAACGACACGAGCCTTAAACACGCCGTCGCTGTGCCCAAATTCGACGGTCTTGGGGGTTACAGTGAATTTGTCATTAAACAACTACATTCCTATGTGGAAACTTCCCACTGTCTACTTGTCCAATGGGATGGGTACGTGCTTAACCCTAACTCATGGCTCCCACAATTCTTGGACTTTGATTACATCGGAGCACCCTGGCACGGAAACATAGTAGGCAACGGAGGCTTCTCACTGCGAAGCCGAAAACTCCTGAAGGCAACCGCACGTTTTACAGATCCCGCGCACCCCGAGGATAACTTTATTTGCCGGAAGCATCGGATGGAGTTGGAACGTGACGGGATAAAGTTCGCACCCGCAGACCTTGCACGTCAGTTTTCCATCGAAGCGGCGAGCTATGCGCTCAAAGAGAACACTTGGACGAGTGACGGGCGTGGGTGGAACGGTCAGTTTGGTTTTCATTCCTATTTGACTCCCCTTAGCACCCTGCGTAATCGTCCTCTGGTTTTTCATCATAGTGGCGATGCGGGAGACATAATCTATGCACTAGCGGCAATGAAAGCAATGGGCGGCGGGGTGATGTTTATAAGTCCCGATTGCCGATTTCCCTATCCCAGACAGCCAAATATGTGTCAGTCAATGGGAAACGGGAATGTAGATCCGCTAGTTCCACTGCTCAGGCAGCAGGAATATGTTTGGGATTGCCGGTTTACGCAGTCAATGCCGGCGTCAACAGATGTCGATTTTAACGCTTTCAGGGATTTCTACCGACAGCACAGGCCGGAGAATTTCTTTTCCTTGTTCCGATTGCAACTTTTAGCGTGCGGTGTCGATTACCCTGAATCCGATACGTGGCTTACTATTGATGGGTCAATAATAACACCCGGTAAGAAGATAATCGTAAACAGAACTGCACGATTCCATAATGAAAGATTTCAATGGTCCGGACTCATAGCACAGCACGGACATCAAATGGAGTTTGTTGGGCTTGAGACTGAGTACGTAGAATTTTGCAAGCTCCAACCAGCGATCAGGATTCCGTGGCATCGGACTTCTAATTTCCTAGAGCTGGCTAAAGTAATCAATGGAAGCAGTGTCTTTATAGGTAATCAAAGTAGTGCTTTAGCTATTGCTCTCGGGCTTGGTAAGAATGTGATCGTCGAGGAATGGGTTTCCAATCCAAATTGTAGACTAAAAAGGAAAAACGCGATCTACGTTAAAAACGGAACATTTTCAATACCTAGGGAATGGTTATGAGAAAACTTAGTGTAGAGCCAGGAATGACGTTCGGAAGGTATACCGTAATCCGATTGTCTCAAAAAGTTGGATCTCAAAACAAAAAGTATTTCGTATGCAAGTGCGACTGCGGCCAAATAAGAGAGGTGTCTAAATGGAGCATTACAAGCGGAAGATCCAAGTCGTGTGGGTGTCTAAAATCGGAAATAACAAGTAGAACTAAAACAACTCACGGATTGTGGAAGCATCCTATTTGGAACTGTTGGAATTCGCTAAAAGGACGATGTAAAAGCAGAGATCCACGCAGATCTGGAAGCTATTTTGATAGGAGAATAACCGTCTGCGATAAGTGGAGTGATTTTCAGGCGTTTTACGATGACATGAGTCCTACGTGGAAGCCGGGATTGTCTATTGATCGGATCAACAACAATCTCGGCTATTCAAAAGAAAACTGTCGATGGGCTACCGCTACGCAACAAGCAAGAAATAGAAGAAGCAATAGGATTATTGAATACAACGGGGAGCGAAAAACAATGGCTGAATGGGCGTCTATTTACGGAATGGATATCAGAACTTTATTTGAAAGACTTAGCTACGGGTGGGAAATATCCGACGTGTTTCTCAGGCCGCTGAAAAAGGCGCATAAATGAAACTCGCAATCGTCTA